CTGAGCTAGAGTGGCGAGGCGACTCAAGTAGGATTCGAACCTACGACCGACTGCTTAGAAGGCAGTTGCTCTATCCAGCTGAGCTATTGAGTCTTGAGTACCCACATATTATACGGCATGTGGGCAACCTTGTCAACTCTCTTCTTCTACTTCTTCTGCAACTTCTGCTTCGCCTTGAGTAAGTTCTTCTGGAAGTTCAACTCCAATTTGTGCTAGGTATTCAATAGCACCTTGAACTTTGTAAAACATTTGTTGCTTTTGTACAGACTGACCTTGAAGTTCTTTAAGTTCTTTTCCAAGTGCAGTCCTTTGGTTAATCAGATTTGCGAGATGATTTTGTTGTTCGGTCATTAGTTTAAAATAGAATAATGATTTGGATATTTATGTGAATTAAAGTGTATCAATTTCCTGGTCTTGTGTCCATTCCTCAGGTTCAATAGAGAGATAAGTCAACTCTTTTTGGTCGGGAGGAATGTTAATCCACTCATCAAACTCTTCAGCAATCGCCACAGCATCAAACTGTGCCTTAATGTCTCTATCTGCAAGTTCATGAATACGACCAATCGACCAATCACGAATCATAGGTACAGTTTCAGTCGTCGTCTCTTCCATAATAATCTTTTCTGAAGTATCTGCTGAGGATGTTACTATTGTAGTACGCTGGTCCTCCTGTGTCAAGGGATTCGGTGAGGACTCCGTTGATAAAGAGTTGTCTTGTTTCTTCGAAATTTGTTCTTCCCTTTGTTTTGTGAAGGGAAAGAATTTCTCTCTTGAAAAATATTCTGTTGCCAGTTTTTTCAATATCTTCTTTAAGTTCTGGACAAGACCCATAATACTTTTTCCAGTCTGATTCCTGTTTTACTTTTCGTTTCTTACCTTTTGGAGTTCTAAATGACCAAAAGTATTTCCTACCGATGTATCTACGACCGTTTTCCAGATTTGTAATGAGATAGACAAAACCGAAGTTATCGTCAATATCCTTAGATAGAAAAGGTGATCCCTTAAAATACCAGGGGTTTTCATAGTCAATGTCTGTACTCATCAAGTGCATCAAGAACCTTGTTCAGGTATTTATGGGCGAGATCTTTTTCTCCTTGCCACACAGATGAGGGTTCTTGATCAACTTGACTCTTTAATTTTAACACACGGACTTTAAATTCGTCTCTAATAAGATAGGGTTTTGCCATAAAAGGTTACTTAACCTCCTTATCTATACTCTTCTCAGTGGAAATTCCTATCCACGACTCCAAATAGTCAAGGTTTCCAAACATGTAATCATCATACTCTGCTGCTTTTCTATAAGCATCCAAACATTCTTCTGTTATGTCATCAAAGTTGGAATCCTGAGAATGTGTTTCCTTTGACATCTTGCTTGATACCTCCAACTACATAAGATTCGACTTCTGTCTCCTGAGGAGCAACCTGGAGTCCCTTAGAGGAGATCCAGTGTTGTGTCCAAGGAAGTGGATTGTTCTTCGCTGCAATGTCATAAACAGGCTTGAGACCAATTGCTTTCATTCTACGGTTTGCAATCCATTCGACATACTGCTGTAACAGTTTGTCATTTAAACCAATCATAGAACCATCTTTAAACAGATAGTCTGCCCACTTCTTCTCTTCATTTACAGCACGATCAAACATCTTATAAGTCCACTCTTCCTCTTCCTTCATAATCTGCTTCATCTCAGGATCATCACCTGCCTTCCACTTATTCAGGATGTTTTGAGTAATTGCAAGATGCTGATTTTCGTCTCGTGCGATGAGAGAGATAATTTTAGCGGATCCTTCCATAAGCTTGAGTTCTCCAAATGCAAACGAGCAAGCGAAGGAGACATAGAACCTAATGCCTTCAAGAATGTTGACGTTTGCAATTGCTCTGTAGAGTTTTCTTTTGACATCTTTACTTTCCCAGTGTGATGATGGTGAATCTCTGAAATCTTGTTGCCACATGTTACCAGTGCCCCATTTCTGAGCACTGTTGATAAAGTCATCATACGCCTCTGTAACTGTGCTAGCACGATCCAGAATGCGTTCATCGGTGACGATCTTATCAAACACCTCTGAGGGGTCTGAGTAAACGTTCTTGATAATGTAGGTATAAGAGCGACTATGGATCATTTCCATAAATCCCCAGACTTCCATACATGCTTCTAACTCAGGGAGTGAGCAGTAAGGAATAAAAGCCATCCCAGGACCACGACCTTGAATAGAATCAAGCATAATCTGGTACTTCAGATTAGAAGTATAGATGTGCTTTTGTTCTGGGCGCAGTGTCTGGTAGTCTCCGCGATCTTTCTGCAATGATACTTCTTCTGGTCTCCAAAAGTATCCAAGTTGTTGAGTAGTAAGTTTATCAAAAACTGGATACTTATAAGAGTCATACCTCTGGACTCCCAGAGGTTTACCAAAGAACATTGGTTGTTTTTTAGTGTTCACTTGTTCCGTATTAAATACGGTCATTCCCTGTACTTCAGGTTTCTGTTCTTTGGTAGTCAGAAAATCGTATTGCATTCGTTACCTCTTTTGATTCTTGTATGTATTATAACTTAAATTTTACAGGATTCGCAATCCTCCTCTTCAGCACTCTCAATATCATTTAGGAGATTTTGAAGTTCAGACTTTTCATCAGTCACTTCATCGTTCTTTTGATCATAAGTATTCTGATAATAAGAGGTCTTCCATCCGTACTTGTAAGTAGTGAGGAAGTCTTGTGCCATCACAGAAACAGGAACTTCATTATCTGGATAGTTTTCTGGATTATAACTCCAGTTGCCACTGATTGCCTGATCAAAGAACTTTTGAATTACAGCAATCACATTGATGTATCCACGATTAGATTCCATTTCCCAAAGTAAGGTGTAGTTGTTCTTCAGGGCATTGTACTGCGGAACAATCTGCTTAAGAGGTCCCTTCTTCGACTTTTTAATGGACAGGTAGTCTCTAGGTGGTTCGATTCCGTTGGTTGCATTTGACACAACGGAACTGCTCTCTGATGGCATCTGTGCGGACAGTGTTGAGTGCCTAAGACCGTGTTCCAAGATAGATGCTCTAAGACCTTCCCAATCATGCGCCAATTCGATTGAAGTAATTTCGTCTACATCCTTCTTGTATGTATCAATGGGAAGAATACCATCAGAATACTTTGTGCGTCCAAAGTTTTCGCACCAACCTTTTTCCTTCGCAAGATTGTTTGATGCTTTTAGGAGATAGTATTGGAAAGATTCGGATAGACCATGAGCAGCGTCCCATGCCTCTTGTGAATCGTAGTTAAACCCAAGTTTCGCCAAATAGTGGGCGAGACCAATAAAACCTATTCCAAGCGACCTACGTGCCTTTGTGGCGCGTTCTGCTGCCTTCACAGGATACTCCTGGTAATCAATCAGTTCATCCAGTCCACGAACAGAAAGATCACAAAGTTCTTCCAGTTCCTCATCAGATTTGATTTTTCCTACATTCACAGCAGAAAGAATACAGAGGGCAATCTCACCCAACTCATCGTCAATGTGATTGATGGGATCTGTTGGAAGTGTAATCTCCTGACAAAGATTACTCATACTAACTTTATCTTTGAAAGAAGAGTGAGTATTGCAGTGGTCGATGTTCATAATGTAGATACGACCAGTTTCTGCTCTCTCCTTCAGAAGGTCCAGAATGAGTTCTTGAGCACCGATAGTTTTTCTTGGAATAGACTGATCTGATTCATAGTCCACATACATCCCGTCAAATCGATCAGTGCCAAAAGCATCATACAAACCAGGAACGTCATGTGGAGAGAAGAGTGAGACTTCTCCGTTTTGGATGAAACGTTCATAGAAGAGTTTGCTGATTTGAATACTATAGTCTAGTTTACGAACTCGGTTATCCTCAGTTCCTTTATTATTTTTAAGGACTAAGATGTCTTCTATTTCTTGGTGCCAGATTGGAAAGTGAACCGTAGCTGATCCACCTCTGATGCCATTTTGAGTGCAGCATCGGACAGTTGATTCAAACTTTTTGAGAAACGGAACAACACCAGTGTGCTGGACTTCGCCACCTCTGATTTTACTGTTGATGCCACGGATTCTGCCTGCGTTGATACCGATTCCCGCCCTTTGTGCAACATATCTGCCGATAGCCATATCAGAACTAAAGATGCTATCGAGGGTGTCATCAACATCAACAAGAACACAGCTAGCAAATTGTCGAAGTGGAGTTCGCACTCCCGCCATGATAGGTGTGGGAATGTTGATTTTGTGCTTTGAGATTGCGTCATAGTATCTCCTGACGTATGACATTTTGGTTTCTTTTGGATACTCTGCAAAGATAGTCAGAGCAATCATCATGTACATAAATTGTGGCGTTTCGTAAACTCCACCGCCACTTCTGTCTTGCACAAGGTACTTATCAACGACTTGACGTAAACCTGCATAAGTGAATAAGAGGTCACGATCATGATCGATGTAACTATTAGCCCGTGCAATCTCTTCTTTAGAATACTTTGTGAAAATTTCACTATCATAGACTTCAGAGTTCACACAATTAATTATATGACTCTCAAGGTCTGGGAGTTCTTTATGTCCACCATAGAGTTGCTTACGCACCGCAAAGAGGAGCAGACGTGCAGCAACATACTGATAATTAGGATGCTCCAGATCAATCAGATCACTTGCACTGCGAATCAGAATCTCTTGAATCTCTGCTGTTGTAATGCCGTCATAAAACTGAATACCCGACTTCATCTCAACTTGACTCGCAGAGACTCCTGCAAGACCCTTGGTTGCCTCTTCAACCATCAAATGCATCTTATCCAAGTCAAGAGATTCAATTCGTCCATTTCTCTTGACTACCTTTGTACCGTTGCTCATATTTTCTTCCAAGTGTTAAATTTAAGTTTTGCTTCTAAACCAGAGTAAGTATTTAATTCTATCACAGACTGCACATCCAGTCCAGATAATACCATGTCGTTAATGTCTTTATCAGTTATGTTGGATGGCCAGATTACTACCTTATCTCCACGCTGGGTGGCTGCATCAATCTTTGCAACGATTTCCTTGTTTCTTGGTTCGTTGTCGTAGACGTATACGAACTGATAATCCAAAGTGCTGAGGTTAGCATCGCTACCACACATAGCAATAGCATTTCTAACGAAATGACTGTCGAACGGTCCTTCTGTGACGTAGACTGTTTTAGTCGTATCGATTTCATCAAGTCCGTAAATCTTAGGTACATCATCCTCCAACATAATGGTAATGTATTTAACCTTGCTAGGACCAAGTGCTCTTCCCTGAATTCCGATAAGTTTTTTCTGATAGAAAATTGGAATGACTATCCTAGGTTCATCATAATAAGTATTATCAAATGTCTTTTTCAGACTATTGACCCACTTCTTGAAAGTAGGGGTGTAATAAAATTTATGCGGATTTAATTTTCTACCTTCCAAGTACTTTTTTGCATCTTCATTCTCTGATGCTTTTGGAAGATTGATCTTGGTATTAAATACAGGTTTCTTAAACTCAAACTTAGGTTCTTCTGCTACAAAGTTTTTACCAGTCTTACCCTCTTTGAATTTTTCAAAAGTGTATTCCTTATGAAGATTAACATCAATCTTCCTCAAGAAGTTATTGAATGAAATGTTGACGCCACAATTGTGACACTTAAAGTTAGTATTGTTTTTTACTTGGTAAAGATAACCTCTCGCTCTGTTCTTATTCTTCTGAGAGTCCCCACAAATTGGGCAACGGAAGTTATAGAGATTACTCTTTACTCTTTTAAATTTCAGAAGTCTAGGAGACAAAATACCAATGTATTTGGTATCAACAAAATCCATAATGTAGTAGAGAGTTTATTTTACCTGTTCTACTATTCTATCTGGGGATGCCACAGAAGTCAATAAGTTAGATGCGATTCCACTTGTAGCAGCACCAATAAGAAGACTTGCTACTATAATGACTCCACCCACTTGCCATCTGAATTTAGCAAACTCTTGTATCTTTTCTTCTACTTTTAAAATTCTATCTTTTACTTCTTTATGATCTCTTTTATTTTCTTCCTTAACTTCATCAAGCATTTTTAATAATAAGGCATCAGTCTTTTCAGATTCCTCTAGTTTATTTTCGTGTCTTTCTAGTATAACAGAAATCTTATTACTATTCTCAGAAATAGATGTTACAGCACGTTCCAACTTGTCCAACATTTCTTTGGACAAGTTCTCATACATGTCGAACTTTGATTCTAAAACAGCAAACTTATTACCAAATCCGAACGCCATTTTACTTAAAGGTAAATTTTTTGATTGCAAAAATATGTAATCACTCCTGTCCACCTAACTACAGAATTTGATGTCTTTAGTAAATTATAGATACAGGACTTTTTGGATAAATTTTTCATTTGGCTCTTACGCCAATAACTCATTAATTATTTATTTCTAAGAAAATCCAACCAAACTTTTCTACCAGGACCTTTCATATACTTTCTTTTTTTCTTCACTGGGGGATCATCACCTGCTTCTTTAGTTCCTGCAATATTTCCTTGGGAAACATTGTTAGTAGGAACCATTCCAACATCTTCTCTTAAAGATCTGAAATGTTCAATTACCCTGTCTATTTTCTTCATCTTTATTGTATATACTTTGAAGTTCTTTAAAGCAATTTAAATCAACTTGAATATCATGAATATAAGTCTTTGGGTATTCAGGAAGTCTATTTAAAAATATTATAAACGTTTTAACTTGACTCCACATATCTCTTTCTAATTTGAAAAAGAACATAGGAGTAGCAGCTTCTCCAAATATATTATACAAAACAATAAAGTGATTAATTAACAGGTGAGTTTTTAGTTCACCTGTTTTTTTATATCTCTTTAAAAGTCTTTTAATATATTTAAAATAATTTAGATCTTTATCAAAATCCTCTTTTGTAACCGCTTGAGGATTTTGATAATTTTTTATGGCGAAAAGTAAAAAATTATCTTCATTCAATTCATCAAACTTCATATCACTTTAACTCATAGATCAAGCATCTGGGAAGAGTGCATCGTCATCAGCATCAGAAGTAGTGAGGATTCCACCAGCGACTAATACTTCATGCTTAACTCTAAGTTCCCCATGCATATCAATGTAAGTTGTAACACCAACCCATCCACCATGAGTAACTGCATAGTCAGTTGTTGCAGCAACTCCAACCTCAATCTCATCAACACCAAAGACAGAAGTTGTTACAGGACTTGTTGAATATCCAACTGTCTTTGCATCAGGTGCTCTGTATGAAGAGTCTGCAACAGTATAACTTGGTTCCTGTGAGATTTCATAAGTAGCGCCAGCAGGAACTGTAGTCAATCCAGAAACAAATCCATCAGTAGACGCAATTGATAATGTAGTTGATGTAACACCAGTAACTACGGCATAACCATAAGTTGCACCAGCACCAACTTTAATAACATCTCCTTCACCGACTGCTGAGGTAAATGTAACCACACCAGTGCTTCCAACTACCTGCTTTGCATCAAAATCAACAGCAATAGTTCCATCTGAATATACTAAATCTGTATTTCCCCAGAGTGCCATTCTCTTTACCTTTCTAAAAAGTTTTACTAAAAAATATTTATAAAAAAGGGAGAGTTACCCCTCCCTTTAGTTGTATTTTATTTATGCAATTTATTCTGCTGCTGGTTCTTGAAACAAGAGATTTTCAATCACATCTACAGCACCATCATCCAACTGATTATCAGTGGATTCTGCTAAAGAACGTAAAATAGAAACAAGATAACGACGAACTTCTTCTTTCTCAAGAAGACTTCCGATTGTTTTCTTTGCGAGGGGAAGGAATAATGCCCACATAATTTTTACCAAAATCTACATTCTATATAGCAAAATCTCCCAAAATCAACTCATACGGTCAACAACTTTTTGTGCTGTTTTTCTAATCTTTGCTTTGATACCAGACTTTACTTTTTTAGGAACATCAGTTACTGCTTTCTTTGCCTTTCTCTTTTTATCACCAGCAGTCTGTGCTACATCTCTAAATTTATTATAAGCAGCAACTTGTGCTTTTGCTGATGCCATTCCTACTTTTTTCTTTACAGAACCATACTTTTCTTTAGTCTTTCTGCCAAGGTATCTCAAACGACCCTTTGCCATTTTCATCATCTCTGCTCTTTTAATCTTATCACCTGCTTTTTTAGATGCCTTCACCGCAGAGTCATAATACTTATCAGATGCTTCATTAAGATCTTCAGTCAGTACAAATTCAATTGCTTCCTCAACATCGTCTTCAGTGTAACCCTCTTCGATCAGTTCCTCATAAATGCTCTCAATAATAACGTCCATCTCATCAACTTCAATCATTTCAATTAAAGTTCCACCAATCTCTTCTACTGCCTCACCAAGTTTTGGATTAATAGTAATTTTATTTTTTTGATTCTTGGACATCTCTTTAATTTTCTCTTCACCTTTTTCACCAACAACTTCAATAAGATCCTCTCTCCAATTAGAGAAAGATTCTTTTCTTACTTTCTTAGGACCAGTAAAAGTTCTTCCTTTACCATCAGGACTTGGAACAAACTCACCATACTCACCCTTATGCTTATCATTATGCTCTACATCACCATCAACATCAGTATCAATTCTCTTTGATGCCTTCTTAGCAAGTTTTCCAATGTTTCCAGAAGGAACTTCTACTTCACCATGAATATTTTTCTCTTCCTTTGCTAGATCACCAAATCTTTCACGATGCTTTCTGAGTTTCATAGACTGATCACGAAACTCTTTCTTGGATTCGTAACCACTTGATTTAGACCCATCTTTAATGGAAGATCCTCTTCCTAAAGATTTTCTTTCAGATGATTGTGAAAGTTTAGTTTTATCTCCATATTGAGTTTTAAACTTTTCATCAAGTTCTACTTCTTCAACTTCTTCTACAGTTGCTCTCAGTTTATTGAGTTTCTTTTCTTTTGATTTTTGATTAAGTTTTTTGAGGTATGCCTGTCTCTCTGCCTCATTTTTAAAACGACTACCTAATGTTTTTTTCGTTACGACAACACTTTTC